GTTCGGTTGAAAAACCGATCTAGCTGCGCAGTGTCGCCTCGGGATTTTCCCCTTAGCTTACTGGCGTGATGAGAGTAACCAGCTCCAAATCGACCTATTGGGTCGAGGCGCCAGCACCGGCCCTGTCGTTCTTATTAGAGCGGTCGGGTCGTTTTCGGTAGTGACAGTCCTTATTCTCTGTTCATTACCGTATAGGTAGTCGTTAACTTGTTCGGTTGACGCCTCCCTAAATCCTTGTATGCGGAAATGCATATCTTCCGCATCAAAGAGCCTCTCGTCGAATTTGAGACCGAATAGTCCCTTCGCCGTGTAGGCTTTCCTCAGTTTCTGCCTCAATGAGACAGGGACTGATTTCTTTGGTATGAAAACGAGATCAAATACGTCCCGTTCTAAGACCATAATGAGTCGCCCAGAGTTGATACTATCTCCTCTAATGCGACCTTTCTCTAGACATTTCCTTGCGGGTTCCGCAAGTTCTCTAGGAACAAACCGTGGTATTGGAGTATCCACTTGCACGGATGTAAATGGCGGCGCGAGCGGCCGCTCATCTCTAAACCTCCGAGTTGACTCGGTGATTGTAGGGATAATACCGGTGTCCACGTACTCTTCATGTACATGGACAGGGTTGTCAGCGATGAGTTCTTTATATTTCCCACCGCCGATATATCTTCCCAAACTCCTTGAAGAGATATTGGTAAGATGAAGAAGCGCTTTTGTTAGGGGATCACCCATCATAACGCCTCTCTTTAGCATTACGTAACCATCAATGGTTCCTGGAATGCTTGTTCCGATCTCAGAGAAAATCCCTGATCGTCGGAAGTAGACGTACCGTTCAGAAAACGTTGCTTTCTTAACGATCCTCTGGAGGACATGTGGTATCCCACATTTGTCCATCCAGGTCTTTGCGAATATCCATGCGATCTCATGATGCATGAAATCCGTAGCATTCTCGAAGTCTGTACACTCCGCGAACGCGTCCTCGTAGGTTCTCGTATCGATACCTTCAAGGCTTCTCTGTACGGGAGATGATCCATCCCGTATTTGAGAAAAGACTACGTCCTGATATTGGAAGCAGTCTTGAAACAGGTTCCATCCATGGGCGTCCATGGACATACCTGACTTGCTCGTAGGCACCTTTTTAAGTGGATAAGAGCAGATCTTGGATATCACATCAAGAACAATCTTAAGTGACACCATCCCTTTCGTGACGGTCCTTCCTTTTCCAGGTTCCTTCACGACGATAGCCCATACCTTGGATACCTCCTCGGGTGGGCTTGTTAGTACTTCCTCTAGACATCTCCAGAAGATATACTCACCAATCTCTATTTCGTCACCTGACTTTTCAGAGATTAGTTTGCAGTCCCAAAGATCTATGATCTTTGCTTTCCTGCCGTTCTTCATACTGTCGACTATGTCGCCAACAGCCTGAAGGCTTCCTCCTTCTTGTCTGGTCTTTTCCCAGCAGGCAGAGGTAGTCAGCGTTATTCTTGCTTTCGTAAGTAAACCGCTGAATATGTGGTCTGGGAATGATGCGATTGCATTTCTCAGCCCTATGCGAGCAAGACTCTCCGTTTCTTCAGAGAGCTTCTCCGGCTCAGCCGATATCAAAGTTAGAAACTTTGCCTTTGACTGATATACAACCAATGGGGGAGGAGTTCCCATTCCCCTTGTTTGCGATAGGGTTGACCTTATGGCGACTTGCCATACGGTCCCCTCTACGGACATAGATTCCCTGTAAATAGGGACCCAGGTCCTCAACCAGAAAGGTATCGATTTCTCGAAATCTTCCGACATGATATAAGCCTTATTATCTGATAAAGCATACATCTTGTACAATTTCCTCATTGCTTTGAGCTCTGAGTATCTTGTTTTGACCGAGAGGCACCTTGCGTGTAACTCTCCGTCAATGAACTCGTCATCCAATAGGATTGACATATACTTGAGCGTAAATTTATCAAATTTTGCCCAAGTCCACCGTTCGTTCGGAAATGCTAAGTATCTCTGAACAAACATTCCTTCGACTGTTTTGAGTACCTCAATCAGCCTAAGGGATCTTGCACGCGGCTTCCTGAGACCGGGTTCAAGATATACAGCCGAAATTGTCTGTTTTGACCACTTCGGATGAGGTTTCCCCTTGAGAAAATATTCTATTTTCTTTTGGAGAGATCTTGCCCAGTTCCTGATCACTTTATTATCAGAATGAGCAAGCTCAACGAGATGCCTTCCCCAGAAGGTTTTCTCGTAGATGAAGCGTAGCTTCAGATCGGGGTTTGTAATGTCTACAAAACATACCTTCCCCGACTTAGATCCATTCCAGCCCGGTACTTCGGACTTGTTGATCTTTGTTTCGAGTGACTGTTTATCGCCATGCCACACGAACAACTTCAGAAGGGAGAGGAATTGTCCCGACTCTTCTGAGACGTTTTCTGCCGTGAAGACCGCTTCACGCATAGACGTTAATGAGTAGCACCTTAGGATTTCCCAAGGATCCTCATATTCAATCCTATATGGTTCTCCCTTCCTATCGGAGTATCTCATATGGATTTCCAGGTCTTTGTCATCCCAATACTCGGGTAAGACACGACCTTCTGGGTAGTATTCACCCTCACGGTTCATGAATACTCTCTCCAGGCCCTTTGGACTATTCTTAATAAGAGTAAATCCATTGTCTACAAGCGTACTAGGTCTCGCAACTATAGACCTATTACGTGTATGAGCGATTGCTAAGGTATCTGGTACCTGCTTAACGCTCAGGTAATGATTACCAGTCATATAATGGCTAGGCCTCATTGCCGCATACGCGTCCCTGATATCATCAGGTGTACGTAGTGCATAGTGGAGCTTAAAGGAGGTTTCCTCCCCTATAGCCCTAAGGACATCTGGTTTGGGTAAAATATCTACACGGATGTCATATGC